ATAAAGATCGGCCTCAACCGACTTTAGAAGCTGGTCAAACAGAGGAGCAACCTCCCGCACCTGACAATTCAGTCGGGGCGGATCAGGCGCCAAAATCGTGGCGGGCTGACGAGGCGAAGGTTTGGTCACAGCTTCCTCCTGAAGCGAAGGCCGCAATATCGCGCCGTGAGGCGGAAACCGCAAGGTTGGCAGGGGCCAATGACAGCGAGCGGCTGTTCGGGCGCGAGATGGCGGACATCTTCCGGCCTCACGTTGCCGAAATCCAGGCCGCCGGCGCAAATCCGCAGACCGCGCTCAAAATCCTGCTCAACAACCATAACGCGCTTCGCTCGAATGACCAAAACGTCAAGTTTACGAAGGCGCGCGAGCTGCTGCATCAATATGGCATCGACCCGGCGCAACTCGCCAATGTCCAGTTGCCCGACCAGAACATCTCGGCCCTTCAAACCAAGATCGCCCAACTGGAGCAAAGGTTAGCACGTCCAGAGGGACAGCAGTTCGCCCCGTTGCCGCCGAGCGCGGATGAAAGTAATGTGCTCGCGGAAATTGAGGCGTTTCGAGCCGATCCGGCCCACCCTCACTTCGACGCAGTGCAGCCCGTCATGGGCCAGCTGCTCGAAACGGGAGCGGCCCCAGATCTAGGAACCGCCTACGCCATGGCAGTGGCCGCAAACCCTGCCTTACGCTCCACGGTCGCCCCACAGGCGCAACCGCAGCGAACCCAGCAACAGAAAACTGCCGCCGCTCGTCAAGCGAGCGTGTCGGTCGCTGGTTCGCCCGGACCCACCGGAAGCCAAGCGCCCCTCACTCTCCGCGATGAGCTTCGTGAAGGTCTGCGAAATGCCGGATTCGGTTCGGCGTGACGCGCCAGTGAGGATTTAAATCGATGTCCCTTGTGAATCCCAGCGCGACGATGACCGAACTGGTCACGACCACGCTCCGCAATCGTTCCGGCGAACTCGCCGATAACGTCACCAAGAACAACGCTCTCCTTCAGCGCCTGCGCAAGAAGGGGCGCGTAAAGCCCGTTTCTGGCGGTCGCACGATCGTCCAAGAGATGGCGTTCGCTGAAAACGGCACCTTCAAGCGCTACAGCGGCTACGAGACGCTCAACATCGCGCCGTCGGAAACCTTCACCGGTGCCGAGTACAACTATGCCCAGGCGGCCTGCGCGATCTCAATCAGCGGCCTCGAAACGCTGATGAACACTGGCGAGGAGGCCATTCTTGACCTTCTCGAAGAGCGCATCACCAACGGCGTTCAGACCCTCACCAACAACATTGCCATCGACTGTTACAGCGACGGCACTGCGGACGGTGGGCGCCAGATCGGCGGCCTTCAGCTGCTTATCGCCTCGAACCCGGCGACGGGCACTGTTGGCGGTATCGACCGCTCGACGACTGCGGGCACGTTCTTCCGCAACCAGAAATACTCCGGCACCACGGATGGTGGCGTTGCCGTCTCGGCCACGAACATCACGCCGTACATGAACCAGCTCTACATGAAGTGCGTCCGTGGAGCGGATAAGCCGGACCTCATCGTCGCCGACAACAACTACTACAACTTCTACTGGCAGTCGCTTCAGGCGATCCAGCGGGTTGCTGGCGAGGATGAAGCGTCGGCCGGCTTCATGAACCTCAAGTACATGGGCGCCGACGTGTTCTTCGACGGTGGCATCGGCGGCGGTGCGCCCTCGAACAAGATGTATTTCCTGAACACCAACTACATTTTCTATCGCCCTCACAAGAATCGGAATTTCGTTCCGATCGGGGACGATCGTCAGTCGGTGAACCAGGACGCCGTGGTCAAGCTGCTCGGCTGGGCCGGAAACATGACACTCAGCAACGCGTCCCTTCAGGGCGTGCTGATCGCTTAAAGGAGATCGAAGAATGGCTTACATCGTTGCAGACAGTGAGCTCGGCTTCATCGATCTTTACGCGATCGATGCAGTCGGCCCTGGCCGCCTAGCGCTTGCGCTGTCCACTCCCACCTATGGCCGATTTGAGGCGCCTGGCTATCAGCTTCGCGGCGTCGATGCGGCTCTCGGTGGCGGATGGTTCATGTTCGTCCAGTTCACCGGCACCGTTGCCGCCAGCGGCACGGTCGAACTCTCGGCAACCTCGGTCAACTCGGGAGCCCGCTATGACGCCTCCGCTCAGGCGTGGGCCGGCACCGCCAACTCGGCCAAGCCGCTTGCCGTCGCGATGGCGGCAGCTACGTCCGGCCAGTGGGGCTGGGTCCAGGTCGAGGGCATCGCGGTGGCGAATACGAGCGGCACCGTTGCTGCCGGCGACCGTCAGTATTGGCAGGCGTCGGGCGTCATCAGCTCGACCGCCGTTGCCTCCAAGGCTGTTCTGGGAGCCGTTGCGGTCTCCGCGAACAATGCCACCTACGGCTCGGGAACGGGCGCGGTCACGCTGGTCAACCAGTCGCTGATCCTGCTCAGCACCCCGACCGCTCAGGGTCCGATCACCTGATCGGCTAGTCGGGGCGCGGGGAAAACGAGTGTTCTCCCCTTAGCTCATTCGGCCTCGCGCCCCGGCTTTTCATTAAACAAGCTAAGGAACCTCACATGTCAGACTGGAACGTGGACTTCGACAAGCTCTCCAAGACGAAGCTCGAGAACGGCACGATGGTGCCCACCGGATCTGACAGCGAGTTGATCGCCGAGTTCACGATCGAGAAGGTCCCCAATTTCGACGGGACCGACTTTACCGAGGTGCCGCACCTTCGCTTGCAGGCGCCGGGCAACACCAAGACCGTCTATCATCAGCCGGTCAACTTCGATTCGCACCCAGACCGCCCTTCCGATCCGGAACGCTTCCCGCGCGAGTGGGCCGCCTTTGAGGCTGGCCAGAGCGGCGAGGTTGGTACGTCGATCTATGAGTGGGAGGGAGCAACTCCCGCCGATGCGCGCCGCTTCGACCTCAACGGTATCAAGACCGTGCAGCAACTCGCTTATGTGTCGGACGCCAACCTTCAGGGCCTTGGCATGGGCGCGCTGGCCTTACGGGAACGGGCTCGCAAGTTCGTCTCCGGCGATGGCACTGAAACGCAGCTTCGTCAGGAAGTCAGCAAGCTCACTGATATCGTGAACAGCCTGCTGGTTAAGCTGGCTGAGAAGGACGAGCCCAAGGCGGAAGCCGAAGAAGAGGAAGAGGCAGAACAAGCTCCCAAAGGTCGCCGCCGCACCGCAGTGAGCGCCTGATGTGCTCACTGTCATTCAAATCGCTGCGCAGGCCTATGGTGAGCTAGGATTGACCGCGCCGTCCCAAGTCGCGGGCGGCAACAATTCGGATGGCGTCCAGATACTCGCGCTGCTCAATCGGATCGGCAACGAACTGGCGCGCAATGAGCAGCCGCTTCCCGCTCTGCGGGGTGAGTGGCTACTGACGCTCATTCCAGGGCAGGCTCAGTACAACCTGCCAACGGACTTGCTTTATCTCCGCTCGGACACTGGCTGGGATCGATCAACGCACTGGCCATTGGCCGGCCCAATGTCGGACCGGACGTGGCAGGCGATCAAATCCGGCATTGTGACGACGACGCTCTACCTTCGCTATCGGATGCTCGGCACGTCTATCCTGATCGATCCCACGCCGACTTCGGCGGACACGCTGGCGTTCGAGTATGTCAGCAAGAACTGGTGCACCAAGGCGGACGGCACGCCGCAGGCTTCGTTCACGGCCGACACCGACCTTCCAATCATCGACGATGATCTGATGGTGCTCGGTCTCAAGTGGCGGACGCTTTCGGCGCGTGGCTTCAACTATGCCGAGGAGAAGGCCGAGTACGTCGCCGCGGTCGATCGCAACATAGCGCAGGCTCAAGACCCTGCCACGCTCGACATGGGCCAACGTGCCGCCACGTTCGGAGGGATCGGCTTCCCGCAGATCCCAGACGGCAACTTCCCGGCTTCGTAATGGGCCTGTCGCTTAGGGGAGCCAATCGAGGCGCCGTAGTCAGGGATGCGTCAGTTCCCGCGCCCATTGGCGGCCTGAACGCTCGCGATTCCATCGCCGAAATGAAGGCGACCGATGCGCTGGTGCTGGATAACTTCGTCCCCGGCACCACCGATTGCACGCTGCGCTCGGGCATGAGGTCGTGGGCAACCGGCTTGGGCACCGGAACGACGCCGGTTGAGACGCTGCTCCCTTACCGATCCGGCACCGTGAACAAGCTGTTCGGCGTCGCTGGCGGCAAAATCTACGACGCGACGAACCAAGGTGTCGTCGGGGCCGCTGTGGTCTCAGGGTTGACCAACAGCCGCTTCCAATATGTGAATTTCGGTACGTCCGGGGGCCAATTCCTGCTGGCGGTCAACGGGGCGGATGCGATGCGCCGCTATGACGGCTCGGCGTGGAGCGATGCGACCGCTTCTCCGGCAGTCACCGGTTTCGACACGAGCCTGGCGATTTCGATCAACGCTTGGGGCCAGCGGGTCTGGTTCGTCCAGAAGAACAGCTTCAAGGTCTGGTATCTCCCGCTTCAGTCGATCGGCGGCGCTGCTACGCTGCTCGATCTGTCGTCGCTGTTCCGGCTGGGCGGCTCGCTCGCAGGAATGCTGACCTGGACCGTGCCGAGCACCCAGCAGACGCAGCAGTTCGCTGTGTTCGTGTCCACTGAAGGCGAAGTCGCGATATTCGAGGGTTACGACCCGGCAAACGCCTCAACTTGGGCAGAGGCGGGCGTGGCGCGGATTGGCCGGCCCATCGGCGGAAGGTTCTGGACGCGGTTCGGCTCTGAGGTTGTGTTGATTACCGTGGACGGCTTCGTGCCCTTGTCCAAGGTGCTGATGCTCGACCGCTCCTCGAACCGGGATGCGGTTTCCAATAAGATCGACAGTGCCGCGAGGCTGGCTATCGCAGGCAATCCGTCGACGTTCGGATGGTGCGCGATGCTCTATCCGACCGGCAATAAGCTGTTCATCAACGTGCCGACCGCTGAGAACACGACCTCCTATCAGTTCGTCATGAACACCATCACCGGGGCATGGTGCCGCTACCTTGGCTGGAACGCCAACGTGTTCGAGACGGTCCAGGATTCGCTCTACTTCGGGGGTAACAACGGGACGATCTACCAAGCCGAATATGGCACCGACGACGATGGAGCGGCCATCGCTGGACAGATGATTCCTGCCTTCAACTACTTCGGCGAACGGGTGCGCCGTAAGTTCTTCCGACAGGTGCGGCCGACGATCATCGGCCTGTCGGATGCGAACGTGCTGCTGGAGCTGGTGACTGACCTCAACGTCGGAAGCTCGGCTGCATCGCCTGCGCTTTCGTCGGCGTCCGGACTGCCGTTGTGGGATGTCAGCGCATGGGACGTCACGCGCTGGTCGCCCTCCCGCTATGCGATCTCGCAATGGCAGATGGTGAGCGGGATCGCCTTTGCCGCTTCCGTGCGCCTACAGGTGACATGCAAGGGCTTCTCGCCATCGATCGAGAACATCTCGTATGTGTGGGAGCCGAGCAGCTCCGTCATATGATGCTGGAGCGCATTGGACCCGATCGCTTCCTTCTCGCCGACGATCGGCTTGCTCACTGGATCGCGGCCCGCATTCCGGGAACGGATGGCGACCTGCTCAATCGTGTGGCGCGGTCGCTTGGGGTGGTCTCGGGCGGCAAGATCATCGCTGCCATGGCCGTTGGATTGTGGGAGCGAGGCAGTGTCGAGCTGATTTTCGCGGCCGACAGTCCGCGCTGGGCAACGCGTGATACGATCCGGCGCATGATGGCGTGGCCGTTCGTGCAACTCGATTGCCACCGGGTGACGACGCGCATCCACGCGAAGAACCATCGGGCGATCAAGTTCAATGAGGGGATCGGCT